CAAGACCGTCAAGCCGAGGGAGCCCTCGATCACCTCGAAGGAGTGAGTCGTGGCGATGGGGCTGGACCCTGGGTGGGGCGACGATGTCGTCTCCGTCACCTCAACCCCCTACCGCAAGGACGCTCGCGTGACCGACTGGAACGACAGCGAGGCCGCCGCGATGAAGGCGGCGCAGGCTTCCTGGGCTCCGCTGCATCAACGGCTGAAGGAAGATGCCGAATCCGAGCCTGATCTCGGGAGACGCGCGGTTCTCGCGAAGATGCTGCTCGACGTTGCCATGGCGAGCAACAACCCGGCGGTTGTCGGAAAGCAGTTGGCGCAGCTCGCGAAGATCTACGGGCACGAAACGACGACGATCCGGCACCAAGACGACTCGGGCGGGCTCGAGAAGCGCCTCGACGACTGGTTGCAGTTGGCGAAGAAGCGGCAGATGAGCCTTTCAGCGCCAGCAGAGGTGAAGCAGATCGAGGTTCGGGTCGTCGAACCGGCGAAAGACGAGCCCGATGGCGGTTTCTGAGCGCACTCGGGAGGCTCTCGACACGATCGAGAAGCTCGCCTCCATCGAAACGCGGCGCGAAGTGCTGCTCAAGCTCAAGTCCGACCACGATGCATGGTCGTGGAAGGCCGCGCTCGACGATCCGTGGTGGTTCATGCGCCACTTCTGCAAGACCAGGAACGAGCATGCGACCACGGATGACCCGTATCAGCCGTTCCCTGAACTGGATTACCTTCGCCACACGCTCGATGTCTGGCAGAAGGTCGAGGCCCGCCCGGCGAACCGCATTCTGCTGGTGGCAAAGTCGCGGCAGATGATGGTTTCCTGGGTCGCGTGCGCGATGGTGCTTTGGAACTGCCTCTCGAAGAAGGGAAAGCGCGTCGGCTGGCAGTCGAAGAAGTCGGAAGACGCCGATCAGATGCTCGAACGCATCTACGGGCTGTACTCTCGGCTTCCCGAGGCGGTTCGCCAGGCTCACCCGCTCGAGCGGAAGGAGTTCCTGCTGCGCTTTCCGGCGACGGACTGCAACGTCCACGCGATCCCGCAGGGACCGGACCAGGTTCGGTCGTACACCTGGTCGTTGTTCGTGTCGGACGAGATGGCTTTCCAGAAAGACGACGACGAAGCGTATTACGCGCTCCTGCCGGCGCTCGGGAAGGTCGGGATGGCGGTCCTGATCTCGACTGCCGGCCCCGGACACTTCGAGCAGCTGTTCGCTGACCAGATCGTGGCGGCACTTCGATGATCACCGGCACGCACAAGCGACTCATGGAAGGCATCGAGTGCTGGGAAAACAGGAACGGCGTCGTCGTCCTGAAGGTGCATCACACCGCCGACCCAGGCAAGCGGTCGGACGAGTGGATCGAGAGGGAGTCGGCGAAGTACGGAGGCCGGAAGAGCGCGTTCTGGAGGTCGGAGTACGACATCGACTTCGGAGCGCGTCGCGGAGGGCTTGTTTTTTCGATCTTTTCGCCTGATCGGCACTGCATCCCGCCGTTCGATGTGCCGGAGGAGTGGCCGAAGTACCGTGTCATCGACCCCGGCTTCCGCAATGCGTGCGCGTGCGCCTGGTTCACCGTCGACTACGACGGGAACATGCTGCTCTACCGCGAGCTGTACAAGCAGGGCTGGAAGATCGAGGCGCTCGCGTCGTCGATCAAGGCGCTCTCGGCGCGCGAGCGGTACGAGATGACGCTGATCGACCCGTCAGCGTTCGCCAAGACGCTCGCTGGCGGGGGGCGGTCGGTATCGGACTTGTTCATCGAGAACGGGGTGCCGGTGAGCCCCGCGTATCGCGCAAGCCACAAGAAGGATCAGTTCTTCCCGCTGAACGAGCTTCTGGTCCCGCGCGAAAACGGCGAGCCATGCTTCAAGGTCTTCAACAGCTGCGAGACGTTCATCGCAGAGATGTTGCAGTACCGCTGGAAGGAAGCTCGAGACGACGGCTTCGAGCCCGAAGAGCCAGTGAAGGTCGACGATCACTTGATCGACTGCGTGCTGTACATGGCAGCGGCGCTCGACCCGAGGCGCGTGGCCGAGACGGCCAAGGTCCGTGATCCACTACGCCCTTGGTACAGTGGAAGTGAACGAAGGCGCAGAATGGCCGACGAACGCAGGGTTCGTGAGGCGGTTACCGGTCGCATGAAGGAGTACGAGCCATGATCGAGATCGTCGCACTCATCGTCGCTGGGGTCTGGGCGGTTGGCTGCGCCGTGGCGGTGGCGCTGATTGCCCGGCAGCAGTCGAATGCCATCGCCCAGGTGATGGCTGCCGCAGCTGAGTCGAACCGCCAGTTCATGGTGTACTCCGAGAAGGCGATCAACCGCACGATGGCCGCCTCCAACCCGATGTCCTACCGCTCGATGCGGGAGATGAGCGGGTCGATCGAGGGGGCACAGGCTCCGGTCGAGGGGCACTACGACGGGGCTGGCCGGAAGAAGAAGCCCGCCGCGGTCCCGGCCCCGGCTCCTCTGCCTGGGGGTGACACGGGGCTGAACGGATCGCATGATGAGCGCCGGCACATCGGGACCGCGCTCGACTTCGAGGGAAACGACGGGGGACGGTGATGTACAACCAGTTTCTCAGCACGATGGGTCCGCGCCCTGCGAACGCGCAGCCGCTGCCGATCGACCCGAACCAGTTCGCCTACGACTTCAACGCCGGCCAGCACGCGCAGGAGGAGGCCCTCCAGATGGGCCTGCGCGACATGATCGACGCTCAGGTCGCCGGCACCCGAACCCAGAGCCAGGAGCTTGCCGCGCAGGGCGTCGGCATGGCAGCCAAGAAGTTCTTCCCAGGCTTCGGCCAGGCGGTGCGCGGGGCGGCTGACTACGCCATGGCCCCCGTGAAGGCTGCCATGGCCCCCGTGAAGGCTGGGGTGAAGGCCGGTGTGGACGCCGTGCAGAGCTACATCCAAGGCGGCGCGACCACCACTGGCTCGACCGCGGCGGCGGCTGCTCCGTCCTTCTTCGACACGCTGTCGTCCTCGTTTGGCAGCGTCCTTCCCTACGCTGGTGCGGCGAAGGCGGCCTACGACATGTACACGGGGACGCAGGACAGCCTGAACCGCTCGAGGGACATGCGGAACGCCCTCGATCAGGCCACCTGGATGACGCGCGGACAGCGCGCCGACGTTCACGACGACGCCATCGAGGCGGCCCTCAAGCAGGGCGACGTTAACGCAGCGAAGGGGGCGGCGGCCGGGTGGGCGGTTGGCGGGCCGTTCGGGGCGGCCGTGGGCGGGGCGCTCGGCCAACTCAGTGGGCAGGTCGGTGCCTTTGGCGCGGCGAGGGGATCGCCTGGCGGCGACTGGAAGAACCTCGCCGATGCCCAGGTGCAACACCAGGGCTTCGACTGGGGCAACGTCCGCAAGCACGACGGGCTGGCTCGGGCGCTCGCCCTCTCGAAGGAACTCCACGTGGCTCCCTTTAAGCGACTTCGACGCATGTTCTAACGGGGCCACTTGAATGTGGCCCATGGCGGGCTGTAGAAGCTGGGGCAAGTGCCGCAGGTTCAGGATCCACGCACGGTTCGTCGTCAGCGCGTTGGCGGGTACAAACCGTCTCCTGAAGAAATCGCCGCCCGAACGCTGATCGCGGATCGCTTCAAGCCGAACGATCAGCTGCGCTGCGACCTCGAGCAGCAGTGGGTGACGAACATCTCGTTCCTGCGCGGCTTCCAGTACATGAACTGGGATCCAGTCACGCGGTCGATGAGTTACTCGTCGTCGCCGTCGCTGCGCTGGAAGTCGCGTCTCCCGAACAACCTCTGCCGCCCATACGTCCGCCAGCTCGTCGCGCAGGTCGGCGCGTTCCGCCCACGCTTCAAAGCGCGCCCCGCGACGAACGACCCCGAGGACTACCAGAAGGCCGACGTAAGCCAGAAGCTCGTTGAGCATTACTGGGAGCTTCTCCAGATGCAGTCGAAGCGGTGGGAACTGCTTCACTGGATGAAGTCGACCGGCAACGTCTTCATCAAGACGTTCTGGGATCCCGAGGGCGGCGAGTCCTACCCCGAGGACAACGGTGACGGGACCGCGTCGCTGACCTTCGACGGCGATATGGACTCCG